GTCGCCTTGTGGCTAAAAAAACGACCTCCTTTACGGCTATTGTCCTTTTTGCACAGGCTTTGTAAGTTATCTAATGCCCACATATCGCCGCCTTTTACACGTGGATATATATGATCAACAGTGTCAGCTACACCACCACATATAGCACAGATCCAACCATCACGATCAAGTACTGTAATGCGTAGCTTCTTCCACTTACCACTACCTAACGCACGTTCGCTCAATGCCATCCCTTACGTTTGAAATGATCTAATGCTTTACACATTGAACCATAGCGATTCATGTTATATGCAATACCCCACTCTACCTGCTTATATCCATCTACCTTAGCCAAGTATTTAGATCTACCTTGTGGTATGCCGTAATGACTACCATTCTTAGCTTTAGGATTCCATCTACTTTCTTTATGATATAACTCATCTAAACAATAGAACTCTGTGAATGAATGATTTAACTGTATAAATGCATATTGTTTGTAATGCATAGGTTTGTCAGCTGCAACGGAATAATCTTTTGAAAAGCAAAGGCTAAATGCAATTAGCAAAGAGGTCGCCCAAACTCTGCGCCTTCCGAGTCTAGCCGCTGGCGACTCAGCTTTTCGATTTAAGATCGAACGCTTTTTTAGGGTATCATACGTTGTCAAATTACGCAAGAATTTTAACCAATGTGTAAATTCTAAAATCATCACCTTCTTGCCATGTTTGATCATAACCAGCCTCATTCATTGTTTACCTCAATCTCTACAAAGTATTCACCCTCTGTGTAAATCGTATCCTTACGCACAATAGGTGCTTTGCGTAGATCTTCACCATGCAACATTATTAAATGTGTGCGCTCACTGTTTAATACGACAAAGATGGCATTATCTGTCGCAAACTTTAATTTACGAGCTGGTATGTGCATAGTCTTAAATGGGAAATTAGGACCTTTCCAATTATGTTTAACCTCTACCTCACAACTGTAATAATCACCCTCTGGATTCTTAAACAGTAGATCTATGCCGTATTGGTCAGGATTTACCCAGGCAGTGCAGCCCTTACTTTCCAGCCACTTAATTACCAATTCTTTAGCGTTATCATTGTCAGCGTATAACTCTAAGCTAAAAGGTTTAATCATGGCTTGCTACCCCAACCCTTACCCTTAAATACTAAACCTGGTGCTGAATACAGTCTAGTCATTAATGTATGGCATTTAGGACAATCCATAGTAGGCACATCCTCAGTAAATGATCTAAAGGTAGAACCAAAGGTGCCGCACTCATTACAGCTAAACTCATAAGTAGGCATTACTTTGCTCCAATCAACTGGCAAGTGTGGCATACCACGGATATGAACTTCCACATACCACACTTATCACATCTGGATATGTCTGAATCAGGCACATCCAAAGCTTCGGCCACATTCTTTACCCCAGTACAGCCGCAGCTCATACATTGGTAGGCTTTGTGACCTTCACCCACATCAATGCTGTCAAGCCACAGAAACTCTGTAGGGCGTTTGCAGCCGTTACATTTGAACTTAGTCACGATTGATCAGCTCATGGCATCTAAAGCATGTGCCATCCTTAAACACTCGGTCATCATCACAAACTTCACATTTAATAACAGATTGCTCTAAATGCACCCCATTATCATCCATGACAACGTGGACACCACGTCCGTTTATGAAAGCAATATAGCCCACGATTACTCCTTATCCTTCGGGAAATACCAAGCGCCAGTACTGGTTTGTTTAGCCCACACGTTATGCTCTTTAATGTTATCTAAACAGGTATAACCATAATATGGTTTTTTGGTTGTCTTACTTACGCCTTGTTTAAGCGCCATACCCTTAGCACAGCAATCTGGTGGTGGATTAGGTGCTTCTGGCACAGCTGTAGTCCAATCAGATTCGCCCCATTGCATTGGGTCTTCTAATTTGTTTTCGACTGCAAAAACTGCTCCACTTGAAGTATTAGCAACTCGTTGCATCTCTGTTCGGCTAGGTCTTGCACCTTTTTTCGAATAGATGTAATTTGCCAAAGCCCTACCAATTGCGCTGCTTTCTGCAAGTTCGCAAGCAAACTTATTAAAGCTCGAACCAGTGCGTATTTCCGATGCCCAACCAGTCGCAACTGGAATCGCATCAGCTGTAGTTCTGTATAAGCGAGCCACAAACACAAATTCATCTGGATTAGCATTTGGCCTATTGATAAGCTCAGTTTGAATTGCCCCATCTTCGTTATCCTTCCACCACTTTTCTAATCTTTCTTCTACCGTTTCGTAATTGCTAAGATCAAACGCCATTATTAGTGCTCCCATTCAAAATCTTTATCCTGCATGTATTCATGGCAGGTTTTTGATATGGCAATATACGCAAGTGCGTCTTTGTAGTGATCGTCAAGCTCTGGACTTTCCACGCTTCGACTGATTTTGAGCAATGCCATACAGCCTGCCACTTGATTTGATGTGATCGGAAAATTGAGATACGCAGACCATAACTTGGCAATTCGATCCATCTGGATTGCTGGGTGGCCGTAATGCATCCCTCTTTCGTGTATAAGTGCGACTGCATCTGCAAACAGTTTCTCAGTGTTTGTCATAATCAAATACTGCCCTAGATCTTAGTTTCTCGATCTTCTGATTATGCTCAATAGATGCTTTCCAACCAGCTGATCTACCAACCCAGTAGCCACGATCAAACGCTCTACTTTGTATCTTCCAATAAGCCAGTACCAACACTGCTAGACCTAACATGATCATAAAAAATATCAGACCATCCTGTCTAGCTTCTAGCCATATGTTATTCATTTGTAGCCCTACTTTCTATGCACACGATTTGTGGCATGGAAATAGTGTGACACTTGTGTATGACTTTGTGGATGATTTAAGGCCTATTTTTGATAACGATTTGATAACGTTATTTGTAAAGTTTGCCCTCAAATATGAAACTGCCGTCTGCATTGATAGGTATAGTTATTACCTGAACCTTACGCTCATGCACGTAGGCAACGGCAAAGCCTTGCTGCCAGTTAGCATAGCCCCTTGTATACGCCATGCCTGAACTGCTTAAATCAACGAGATTTCCGACTTCTACGCCCCATACAGTACGCCCTAATTGGCCTCTAGATGCCTCTGTAAAGGCCGATACCCCTAGTCTATGGGTGTGACCACAGACCACGCTCTTACCGAGCCTTCTAGCCCCGTTTAAGGCCGTTTGTCCAGGTACTTGGCTAAGAGGGAAAGCGTCACCATGAACGGCTGTCCAGCCTGGCGCCCAGTCAAGCCCGAAAGGACTGAACTTGATTCCGAGCTTGTCATATCCCATAAAACGCTCATACTGCATTTCTGGTAAATTGAGGAATGATGGTAGTCGTTTTTTGATTGATCGATAAAGTCTGATTCCATGATTGCTTCCTAGTACATCTGTTACGCCTAAGTATGTTAGGACTTCTTGTGTTTGTTTTCTATCGTCGTTTATATTGCCGACCATCTCGTCAATGGTGCCAGCATTAAAACCACCTAGCTGTGGTAGATCAATCTCATCACCAATGCAGATAGTTCTATGTGGATTCCATTTAGCGAGAAAACGGCCTACTGATTTTACAGATTTTTCATTAAAAAAAGGAACTTGCAGATCTGAAACGAACGCAATTTTTTTAATCGTCTTCCTCGTAATCATCTAAGGGATCTCTTATAGGATCTGTAGTATCAACTATCCAATCAGGATAACTTGTACGATCCATAGCAAAGGCTAAAGCCGTAGATTCATCCATGCCATTTTTACGGCAAGCCTTATATACCTCATTGGCTGCAATAGCCCAGTAATCTAACTTAGTTAAGACAGGCTCTTTAGTAGTCCTGCGCTTACGCACCATCTTCTTTGGTTTGCGTTTAGTAGCCATGTTGAAATTATGACTTACTTATGATAATGAACAGCTCATCAACACGCTGTTCTAATCGAGAACTTCTTTCGTCAATCCTATCAACAGCATCTTTTATCGAGCTGCCACTATTTGGGCGAAGCTCATTAAGCCAGCCTTTAACTAAAAAGCGAAGCCCTATGAGACCGCCTGATAGCACGGCGATAACGCCAGCGCCAAAGCCAGCCCAATCTCCCACTGTCATTTCGCATCTGCACCGAGGCCATAAGCCGTATCGGATTTGTCTAAAGCCCTAGCTGCTGGACCAGCCAATGCTGCAACTACTACAGACAATGCTGGATCTAAACCTAATTCATTGCTTGCTAAAAATGTTAAAAAAGATACTAATACCGAACGTGCATAGGATTTTAGTATTGCTTTTTGCTTCTTGGTTATCTTCATATTTTGCCCCCTAGTAGTGGTATATCAAACGGCTTAGAATCTGTATCGCCTGTTTTAGTAAATGAACAATGTATGTGTGACTTATGAGGGTTTATACCTCTATAGCGCCGCCACTTAAATCCAAACCTTTTTGATGCAATAAAGCCATTATGGATTACGTAAGATATGCGCTTATCGGTTTTAGCACAGATTCTGATCTGGTCAGCCAAATATATCGAGAGCTGCTTGGATGAATCCAAACGAGAATCAATATCAATGGCTCGGACGATCCCAGATTTGTCTGGATTATGATCCGATCTGGTGGTGGAATGACGAGCATCACCAATCCACCCATCACTGGTAGTGCGGCGATCTGGATACCAGGTATCAACCTGATCTCTTAACTGCACCCCAGCTGCACATAATTTAGGCTTCATTAGCCAAGTAACAATTTTGCTTCATCGGCAGTTAAACCAAGGCGGTCTAAAACTGCTTGACGTGCTGCTTCTTTTGATTCGGCTTCGGCTTGCCGTAATGCGTAATCTGCCTCTAATTTTTCTCTTGCCTTTATTTCAGCAGCAGTTTCCTCACGCTCTGTAATAGTTTCCTCACCAGTTAATGCGTTAAATTCTTTTTCTGTTATTTTCATCATTACTCCTTATGCGCTTGTGTAAACAAACATTGTGCCAGAATCAAAACTTCCAGCAGTTACAATACTTACTGAAGATATAGTGCTTGTGCTTTGAAAATTACCAAAAGCAATTCTGCTTGATGCTGTTCCACTTGTGTAATAAGCACCAGATACAACTTGAACAGGCTTTATTCCTGAACTATTACCACCATTTAGATAGCAAGCACCATTGATTTCACCCGCTGTGCTACCAATACTGCCAAAAGTAAATCCACCATTTGAACCTGTCAATCCACCAAGTGTTTCTACTAAATCTGCGGCACTATATGAAGCACCAACACTTAAACCCATGCCTGCCTGATAATAAACATTTGTAGTGTCTGAATTAAATCTAATTGTGCAACCTGTTGCGCTACCCATACTTACTGCTCTAAAAACTACATAAATTTTATCTGCACCACTTATTCCTGAAACTGTTACGTTTGACGAACCAGATAGAGACGTTCCACCTGCGTTCAGTAATGTAAAGTTTGAACCGCCACCAGCAGGTGTAGCCCAACTTGGCAAACCGCCTGCCACTGTGAGGACTTGCCCAGTGCTACCAATGCCGAGTCTAGCTGGTGTAGATCCACTTGATGAATAAATAGTATCGCCCGTAGTGGTCATTGGGTTAGTCATGCCAGTAGTATCTAAATTAGCCCAAGCACTGCCAGTGTAATAAGTAGTTACGTTTGTATCTTTTAGATAAGCAAAGTTACCTTCTTGTGGTGATGTAACGGCTGCATCTCTAGCTGCGGCACTAGCAAACACCCACACGCCTTGCATTAAATAGCCATCTACGTCGGCTGCGGTCAATACCTCGCCTGTAGTAAAATCCTTAAACCCTAAACCAGCTGCCATCTTTACTCCTTAGTAACTTAGGACATTATAGCCCAAAGTACCATAAATGCTATTATTTAGGATAAATGCATCTATGACTGGCTCTAGTGTCGTGAACGTAGTTTTCCAACTATTCGGGGTAATCATCATTCGAACCCCAAAAATTTGTAAAGTCTTTTCTAACAGCGATCCACCTGGCTGGGTAGTCTTGACTGTAATTGGATCGAAAAAATCCAGGCCTAAAGCTGCCAATATGCCTGAGTTGTAGTTATCGGTATACAGATCCAGGACTATGGCATCTACACGTATTGAGGTTTCTTGCCTAGAAGCCACATAAGCCTGGGCATAATCCAGGGCTACAGCATCTGATTCCATAAGTAGGTTATCTAAAAAGTAACTATGCAAAAAGTATTTATCTATGCTGGCTTGATTTAGGGCTACTTGTGGGCTGCCACCAGCTCTAGTAATTGTAGCTTTGTTAAATACCAGTACGTCATTTAATATCCAGGTAGCATCAAAGTAATCTATGCCTGATCCATCATCTGCAAAGACTGTAGGTGTGCCACCAATAGATCCAGCGGTAACGCCTCGGTCTTGGAATACAAAGTTATTATCGGCATCCACATAAATAGCGCCATACTCTGATTCTGACACTGTAAACAAAGCTTGTAGTGCTGTTCGATTTGTGCCTGGATCTGCTTGCAATGTAGTTAAACCTGCATCAATATCTCGCTGTGATGCTGGCCAATCAATTTCATCTAATATCTTATTAACTCTAGTGCCAGATAATTGCCCTGCGGTAGCGCCAGTAACTGTAGATATTTGTGCTAATTGGGCTAACCTAAAAGCATCTACAGCTTGAATAGTAGTCATGGCTAAATCCTCGCCTGACTCATCTGGGTAGGTTGTAACATAACTTGTAATAAATCCTGAAAATATTGGATAAGTTACTGAACCATAAGTAGCGGTAATCTGTACTTTCTTCATGGGTGTTAATAAATCATAATAAGGCCCAGATACATTTTGTGGATTAAAATCGCCATTTTGATCTATTATGCGTAAGGTCATAGAGCCAGTTTGGAATTGATCGCTAAGTGCAGTACGGCCTCTGTTAGTTTCAATACGATTAATCTGATTAGATACATCCACGATTACAGCTGTGGCATCTCCCAGAATGTTTACGTCTAATTTACCCTCATCTAAAATAAGAGTTTGAGCAAAACTAGGGCCAGTACTAAAATTAATTATTGCATTTACGACTGGTAATGTCATGCGATAAATCCAGCTGGTATCGTACTATAGCCAGATCTGTTTGCTATCTGAATACTCTCAGCAATAGCTTGGCTTAACCTATCGCTATTAGCATCTACTGTAACTCGGATTTCTGTAGGTGCTTGGCTAGAGGATTGCTGGGCTACAAACTCTCCAATACGAGCATTTAATTCTCGTGTAGTTTCCAAACCTAAGTTATATTCAAAAGCTTTAATCTGTTCATTTTTCGCTTTAACTTCTGCTAAAGCATAATCATAAGTAGCACCGCCACCGCTTGCACTGGTTGTACCACCCAATTTAGCAATCATGGTAGCAATACGAGAGTTTAATAATTTTATAGATTCTAAAGCGCCTTCAAAACCACCAACTTGGCTTTCTATAAACTTGTTAATTTTATCTGTCATAGATCTAACAGCTTCTAAGGCTATATTAAACTTTTTAGCAAACTCCTCAGCTGCTTCGGCGGCATTAAGTTCGGCTAATGCTTTTTTCGCCAGCGCTTCATCATTTTTAGCAATAGCAATTAATCCGTTTAATCTTAATTTAACTTCTTGATCTGTGGCTTCATTACGTGCCTTTTGTAATCCGATCAACTCTATATCAAACTTCTCTTTTAATTGATCTAAAGCAGTTTTAGCTTTTAATGATGTAATTTCTTGTTTTCTAAGTTTTAAGACATCTTGTGATGCTTTTATTTCTTGTTTTCTTTGAGCAGCTAAGACACGACCAGCCGTTCTTTCTTGACCACCACGATCTACTGTTTGCCGACCTGCACCCCTTAATGCTTCTGTAGCACGTAACACCGCACCAATGCCAGGTATGTTTCTTAAAAATGAACCATCCATGCCAGGTATATTGGTTATCTCTTTTAACTTACCTGCAACCTTGCCTAGTCCTACTAAAACCTCACTTGTGGCAGTAGCAAAATCTTCCATGTTGTCGGTTACATTTTGGATACTGTTATCTTTACCTAATTGAGATAATGCATCTAATAAACCTTTACCGATTATCTCCTGAGCATTAGCTGTGGCAACCCTAAATAAATCCATTTTGCCAGCATAAGTTTCTAATCTAGCTGCGGCTTGGCCTGAAAACTTATTGTTAAGCTCAGCCATGATTGCATCCATGTCGCCAGTTTTTAATAAGGCTTTATCTAAACCAGCACCTAATCTGCTTAATCCTGTTGTATTGCCAGCGTAGGCACGTGATAAGGCTGTTGTAACTTGAGATAATGATCGACCTGTTGCAGTCGATACATCCATAGCCGTATTTAAGGCATCTTGGCTCTTAGTAATAGAACCTGTTACTGTTAATAATTGCTGGAATGCTGGACGTAGTTCATCATCTAATACGCCAGTAGATCTTTGTAAATTGTCTATATATAGCTCAACGCCAGGGGCGCTAAATGCAAACCCTGTATTTTTTAATTGAACTTCTAAAGACTTGGCTGCTTTTTCGTCAGCTGCAAACGCCTTTACTGCTTCTCTACTAAATCTAGTTAATGCTGTTACTGAGAATGCTGCGGCAAAGGTTTTACCAAAGGTTTTGACTTGTTTTTCAAATATGCCAATTTCTTTCTTACCCTTTTTAAGTCCTTTGTTATTAAAGGTACTGAGCGCCGATACGACTATATTGGCCATTATGCGACCTTCTTATCTGTAGTCTTGTTAAAATGTGTGGCTGTTGCGTTAATGGCTTTTAATATTACGCCATAAATGTCGCCGCTATCTTGTGCCCAGGCTTTATAGATTAAACGGCCTTTGGTCTTACGACCACCACCTCTAGCGCCTTTAACTTTAGGCTGAGATGTAAGGGTTGGCAGGTCAGTAACAAACTGATACCCAGCAAATGGATTATTAGAATTATATGCAGCTGTAGATCTGCTTCTACTTTTTCTGCTACCTGATTGCTTAAATGCCATTGTGCCGCCACCTTCTGCAACAGAAGTAAATGGCGCTCTACCTTGTGGGTTTAATCTACCTGCGGTTTCATAAATACGACCAGGTGCGCTGATATTGTAAACATAACTTTCTACCTGATAACCATTATTAAATCTACGATTTTGACCTTCTTTGAATCCAATGCCACCACGCACAGTAGCTTCATCATATTTAGGAAATGGTCGATAATCTGTAGTGGATGAAATTGGCTTAGTCCAGCCAGACAAAACATCATTATTGCTTGCCACAAATCCTTTAGCTTTGGCTTCTACACCTTTCATTAAAGGATTTACAGCGGCCTTAACACGTCTATACATATCTTCATCGATAAAAGTCAAGCCATTGAGTACGTCTTTAACGCCTACGACCTCTACTGGCATTTTTGACCCTCTCTGCTCTATCAGTCAATACTTGAATAATTGCCCGATACATTTCCGAGTCCATGTTAATAAACTCGCTAGGCGGTATCCCAGTTTCTACGGATAATGTGGCTATGCCGTAAGCAGTAGAATCCCGCTTTATTATTTTTTTTCTTCGTCTGCTACCTCGACAGTTTCTAAACTGTCAATAAACTCTGCGCCAAATAAAGGTATTTGTGCGCCAGATCTGCGCAAGCATTCCCAGGCTAACCAGTAAATATGAGTTTGCTGTTCATGCTCACGCAAGATCTTGCTAATACCTGAACCCCATTTTAACTCAAAGCTATATTCGATTCCTGGTGTTATCTTGTGTTCTGTGACTTCACCATTAGCCCTTGTAACTATAAGCTTTGCCATTGTTACTCCTTAATTAGAACGCCACTGATGGCGATACTGTTATTGCGGAGTTTACAGTAAATGTGATGCTAGATGTAGCAATTTCGGCTACTCCAGCTGATCCAATTGGTGTTAGGTTATTTACAAGGATTGAGAATTGGTAAGTAGGGTTAGCAGCTGAAACTGTTGTGCCCTTAACTGTGATAACTGATACAGCTAGAGTCTTGCCAAATGCCTCATTAAGAGTCTGGCTAATCTCAGATGAAGCCCAGTCATTCATAAAGTCGATAGTAAATGTGCCTGATTGCAATCCAGCTACGTAGCGGTGAGATGTATCTCCAAACGCTGTGATTTCTAACTCATCTACGATTTGATTGATAACAGCGCTAGATACTAGGTCGCTAATATCGATTGATGGTGTAGTAGGCGCTCCGTTGGTTGCAAGCTTGATGCCCACGTTATTGTTTAAGTAAATTGCCACTGTTACTCCTCGTCATTCTTGTTGGTTTGTGCTTTGCCTTTTGGTTCTTCTTTTATTTGGCCTGTCTTGATTAAGAAGGCTAAATCATCTTCTCTGCTCATTTTAACTCCAGCTCGTTAGGATTGATACTGTTATTTCTGACGTTAATAAATCTCCACTTGCCGCACTTGTTATAGCTGGAGCGGAGACACTTGATATATTCATAACTAAAGATGATGCTGCTAGTTTAGTTACTACTGCTACTATAAAATCTTCCATACCTTTTAAGTTGCCCTGATTATCAAAAGCTGGTACTGCCATCAATATTCTAAAATTAGCCAGCGGCGATATTGTTATTTGTGTGTTATTGCTTGGCACTAAATACGGATCGCTAGGTGTAACCACTACGCTGTTAGCCAATAATGTAGCTGGTGGATATGAGAATACTGACCAGACACCTGCGTTAGTTAAAGCTGTTGCAAGTGTGCCACGAAGTGTAGTTACGGCAGCCATTAGCCTACCAGTGATGCTGGACTTGAATACGGCTGGATGAGACCACGCACTCGGTTAATCAGCTGATAACCCATCCGATAAGGGCTGGCACTGATCCCATCCATGCCTACCCCACCAGTCTGGCTCACTTGTCTTGCTTGCCAGATGTCCACTGCAATTATCATCGCAGCTTCTCGTATTGCAGGGGTGCTCGCATAAGATTGGGTCTTGTGTTCTGGGCCTCTTGCGTTGCCAT